CGTTCGACATGGTGATCGTGGACGAGTCCTCCTCGTTCAAAAGCCATAAAGCAAAAAGATTTAAAGCTTTGGCAAGCATGAGCAGCCATATCACCCGGATGGTGGAGCTGACCGGAACACCTTCCCCGAACGGATTAGAAGATCTCTGGAGCCAGATATTTCTGCTGGACGGTGGCGAACGACTTGGAAAACGTTACACACAATTCCGTGAACGGTATTTTGATCCCGGAGACCGGGGACAGAACATTGTGTATAACTACAAGGCAAAACCGGGAACGGAAGAGAGCATACTCGCAAAGATATCAGATATCTGCATCAGCATGAAAGCTGAAGATTATTTACAGCTTCCGGATATCATTTACCATCAGGTACCGGTTACACTGGATCCAAAAGCAGAAAAGGCATACAAGGAGCTGGAAAGAAAAATGGTCCTTGCACTTCCGGAAGACGAAGAAGAAATCAGCGTTACCAGTGCAGCTGCGTTAAGTAATAAATTACTGCAGTTATCGAATGGGGCAATTTATGACGAGAATCATGAGGTCCACGAAGTTCATGGATGCAAGATAGAGGCATTCCTAGAACTGATCGAAAGCCTGCAGGGGAAATCAGTTCTGGTGTTTTATAATTTCCAGCATGACCGGATACGGATCCTGAAGGCATTGGAAAAACTAAAACTTCGGGTAAGAGAGCTGCATACAACAGAGGATGAGGATGCTTGGAACCGGCATGAGGTAGATGTTCTACTTACGCATCCGGCAAGCAGCGCCTATGGTCTGAACCTGCAGCAAGGCGGGAATCACGTGATCTGGTTCGGATTGACCTGGAATTATGAATTATATACACAGGCAAATAAAAGACTGCATAGGCAGGGGCAGGAAGAGAAAGTGATCATTCATCATCTGGTCAGCAGCGGCACCAGGGATGAGGATGTCATGCTGGCATTGGAGAAAAAGGACGATGTACAGAACTGGGTAATGGAAAGCCTGAAGGCAAGGATCAGGAAGATACGGCTGGAGGTGTAAGATGATAGCATTAAGCGAGAAAAAGAAGAAAAGTATGATAGAAAAAATGGTGGAGAAGCATAAGGCTCCTGTCATCTGTCCAGGATGTGATGAAGCCATTCGGGAGGACGATGATCTTGAAACAATCGAATACATAAAAACAAAAAGGGGTACTGAGATATTTTTACATCGTGGATGTTTAGAAAAAGTGTGGAACAGAAAAGGGGCGAAGTAAATGTTAGTAGAGAAAAACTTAAAAGAAGCATTGGAGTATTACATAAAAGGAAAACCTGTAACAGCACTCTGGATAGGTGAAGACGGCAGTATGAAAGCAATGCCATTGTCAGATATCCTTAATCAGCCGGAGAATCACTTTCTGGTAGATGTGCCGGCAGTCATAAATCCGGATTTTGAACAGGCTGTGCAGGGGATGACAGAAGCTGATCAGGTAGATCCGGAAGAAATCATTCGGGCAGTGCATGAAACACAGGAAGGTAT